AATCCACATAACCACTCGTGAGTCTGTCCCTAGTCCATCAATGATCCCCGTCTGACTAATAGTCAGATCGGTTCCAGTCTCGCCAACATTCGCTGATACAATACTATTTATACCAGAGATAGTTTCGCTACTGCCTACGGTTAGAAGTTTGCTAAATTCCATTAGGAACCTGCGTTTTTCAGAGGGTTGCTTACACAACCTTTCGTCTGCTGTTACGCTCATTTAATTACGCTCTCTTAAGTTCCAGGTTATGCCATCTTCATCTCTAAGCCATATCACGCCGCAATCATCTATACACCATAGTACACCACGGGCACCTAGCATCCATTCTTGATCTGCCTCTTCTTCCCATAACAACATACTGTTCTCCTAGAAAAAAAGCCGATGGCAGCAAAGTGCCACCAGCGGCTTGATTATAAAAAACGCTTTTGGATATATCTTAGAAGGAGCCAATAAGAACTCTTCGGTTATCCAAAGCTGCGAAACCATGTTCGCCCCATCCATAAACACCACCACGGCGTTGACGGTGAAGGGTATCGTCTTCAAAGATCTGAAGGCCAGCACGGACAGGCATTACAAAGCTGTCGTTCTTGCTGCGATCCAAGGCAACTACGATTTCTGAGTCACCAGCAGGAAGAGTTCCTGAAAGATCACTCTCATAGAAGACCTGATATTCTTGCTCGTCGCCAAGCTCATCAAGATCGTGAAGGTTTACTTGGAAGATGCGGACAAGCATACCACCATCTTGAGTGATTAACTCACGACGGGTAATTTCATCTACTTCGTCTACACCCCAGTTGCGAATATCTTCAATAGCTTCTGGACTGACAAACAAGTCAGTGCATTGACCGCGACTGATAGAATTCGAGTTTCCACCGCCGTTACGACGCATGGTAACCTTCAATAGAGAAACCAATCTCTTAGAGAATTGGCCATTAGCGGCATCTGGATCATAAACCAAGATGTTACGATCAACGCCTGCGGAGATAAGTGTGTGCCACCCATCATCATTCATTTTCTTGGTAAACTGTGAACGCATAACGTCCAATGCTCTACCAACAACATCCCAGCGAGCGTCACGAGCATACTTCAACAACCAGTCGATTGATGCACCTACGTCGTAGGTTGGGACCATCACGTAATCACCTTCTACGTGACGTTCTGGAATACGGCCATGATTAGGAATCGTGTATGCCACGAAATCCTTCTCAGTACCAGGAGCCAGGAAGTCAAGCGGGAATTCACTGGTAGCACCAGGAGCTAGATTAACGACTTCGAAGATACCATCAAGGATATCGCCGCTCATCACGCCCTTACGCAATGGAGTTTCCAATGCCTTAGCTATTTCAGCTACTCCAGCCAAAGATTCTTCCTTCTTTTGGCTACCGGATTGACGAAGCACTTCCGTCATTTCTGGAGTATAGTCAAAAAATTTCATTTCTTAATCTCCTAAGATTAAACAATATTAATTTCTACTTTCGCGAAACCATCAGCATCTAAAACGGATAGCCAACGGCCAACCTTAACGCTACTAGCTTGCTCATTACCACAGGTCAAAGTACCATCTAATGCAAAGTGAGCACCACTACCAATAACTGGAGTACCTGAAATTTGGTCGGTCACAACCGTACCACGACGAAGCAAGGTGACTTTACCACCAAGCTGCATTTCGTCTTTATTTGCGTTGTATTGTTGACGGGTAAGGTCAATATTAACAACGTCATTCAATAACAAACCCGCAGGTTCGTCTTCATATGCAGCAACGTCAGCAACTAAGGCCGCAGCGTCGTCCATAGCAGCACCGGAACCTCCAGTGCTATGAGCAACAATAACGCCTCGTTCTGCAACAGCATCGCTTTTAAAAAAGCTGATATCTGTTAGATGTTCTACACGATCACCTTTTAGAGCCATTTTATATTCTCCTAAAACTTATTCGGATGCTTTTTGGTTCATAACAACTTCGCTCACCCATTGCTCAAGACCAGCACGAGCAACAGACTGTTCATCTTCGCCTTCGCTAGATTCCGAAGCCATAGACGTGTTATCTTCTTCTACAGAATTTTCTTCCACTACTTCGGAAGCTGTAGTTTCTTCCTCTACGGATTCTTCTTCAGAAGACTCAGTAGTGGATTCGGAAGCCTCGGTAGATACGGCAGGCTTCAGGTCAGAGACAGTCTTAACGATTACGTCAAACTGTTCATCATTGAGAGAGGAAAAGGTTTCAAGCTTAGCAGCTACTTCGTCAGCAGGAATGCCAGCTTCGATGAGAGATGCTTCTCTCTTCTTCTTTTTCTCTTCTTCTTTCATCTTGTCAAAATTTGCTTGAAGTTCTTCAAGCTCAGTAGATTTAGCTTCTACGTCTGTTCCCAAAGTTTCAACCTTGCTTGTTGCCTCGCTTAGTTTTCCTTCTAGATCAGCTTTGGCCTCATCTAATACAGCAATATTTGCTGTCAAAGCCTCAATCTTATCTTCATATTGGGAAACGTTCGCGGCAGAAAGCTTGTCAGCCATGTCTTTGTTCTCAGTGCGTAGAGAAGCTAGACTTTCCTTAAGCTCTCTGATTTGATCGTTTAATTGATCAGACATTGTGTTCTCCTTGTGTGAGTTAATGTCAAAAGAATTACCTTCTGTACTTGTATTTACACCATTATCATCTAAAAATAGACTTTTATCTTCTGAGGCGTTAGCGAACGAGAAAATATGGTCTTTATCAAAGATGATACTATCTGGATTTGCAGGCTTATCTACAAACCCTTTACCACTAAAAGTGATGTCTCTAAGAACCCTGCCTACCTTATGATCTTGATAAGTTCCCATTCCACCATAAGCACGTAGATGCTGGGATAAGAAGGCGGTGTCAGCAGTACGAGCAACTACATGATTGTTACCGTCGGGATCAACTACACCATAATCGAATCCATGAAAGACACACTCCATAGAAACAAACTTCTCACCAGCCTCAATTTGCTGAATAAGGTCTGTTGCTCTAGTCTGTAGCTCTGGATCGTTCCATCTCTTATATATAACAGATCCTACTAAGATATGGTATACATCTGGTAATTCAAGGTCGCTGGCTTTAGGGTTTTCGCTATCACCAATAAGATTAAAATCTGAGTCGATAGCCCAGCTATTGATAATCCCTCCTACTATTTGTTTTTCATCATGCTCTATATTAGTAGGCTTAAAACGGGGAGTCTCACGAGCTGCCCAAACCTCATCTTTATCGAATATATCGTCATTCTTGTTCCATACAGTAGACACCAAGATAGAAAGAACGTGGTGTACATCTGCATCGTCAAGACCGGCAGTGACTAGTTCCGTTAGAGCAGCCGAAGCTTTAAGTTGACTTTTGGAGCCAACCATCTGAGGATCATGAGTCGCTACAGGAGCGGTAAAAGCGATAGAAGATTGAGATCGGATTTTGTGCTCAAGCCCCGCTTCCCTTTCTGCTGGGAAAACTGTTGGGGGTTTTATTGCCATATATTATGTCTCCGAAATATTATCAACATAGAATGAAACTCTTAGATCACGTACTTCGTCAATTGAGAATGACTTTTTACCTAATAATTCAAGAGCTTCTGTAGTCCAAGATTCAAATAGTGCATGGACATTAGGGGTAGGATTTTGAGACGCTGTGGCTAATGCTGCCTCAGTAAGCTCTCCTCCTATATCTAAATTACACAAAATCTCGAATTTTAGTTTCTCTAACTGACTAAATTGTTCCGCAGTTAGACTTCTTAAGTTGCTCTTTTGGAATGCAGCTATAACTTGAGGGTTAATAACATCAGAGATTTTCTTCTGTGCTGTCTTAGCCCACATCTCTACTGCCGCCTTATTCTTAGGAACAAACTTCTTTGGTTTACGCGGTTTTGTGTCGCGTGTGTTCTTTGGTCTTCCTGGCGATCCTGGTTGTTTTTGACCAGCAGGAGGACGGCTCACTTTCATTTGTTGTTCCTTCATATCCATAAGGGATTTCTCACCACTCTTACGGTTGTCTAGTTCTAATCCCACTTCAGAAGGAGCAGACTGTCCTGTCTGCAAAGCAATCTTTTTCAATGCATGATCTTGATCTACTTGATGATAAGGGCTAACCTTTTCCATGTCTGCATTCTCACGTCTCTTGTTTTCGTTAATAACACGACGATTCTCAATATTTGGCTTAGCTTTAATGTTGCGTTGTACAAACTCATCACTAATGATATTTCTATCAGCCATGCTCATTAACAAATTAGAGACTGCCATTGGATCATCAAGATACATATAGTCAAACTCAACTTGTGCAGGCATTCTAAAGCCCATTGATTTTTGAACAATCTTTAATTGAGTTGTCCAAAAGTCAATTATGATATTTCGCACATAGTTCAACCGCTCAGTGAGAGTCTTCAATGAAATGAAGTTATTGGTTGTACCAGAAGCACCAAAGGTTCCCGTCAGAGTTGGAGGAATCCCTAAAGTAGCATAGATGGCCATAAGAGTCGAATGATATTTTTCTTCGCCTAAGAACTGGTGCAGATCACTACTTGTTTCTATAAGCTCAATGTCTGGACCCCAAATGATGTCAATCGTTCCACCTCCGACATTCGCCCCTAGCATATCAGATAAAGTAGCTGATGTGGTTGGAGTCGGAGCTAGTTTATGTTCTAGAGAACCAATCTTCCAGACGCGAATCTTAGAGATAGCCCCATCTAGAGCGGCCTTGTCTGCGAGCTGTAATCTTTGATATAGATTTAAGGGCTCAAATGCAGAATAGGTCATAGGGTCGGCCCATGTCTGCCAGTCATCCTTTTTATAGTGATACATATACGTCTTGTCAGGAGGTAGAATGATATCGCTATTGCTAGAAACGGCCTTGATAATATCTGGGGAAATATCCTCTAGTACTTTTTGTACTTCGGGATTATTAGAATCAAGTAGTCGTTGAATTTCACGCTTTAAATGATAAGGAACCTTAAGAGTTAGGAGCTTATTTTTAGTTAGCGTTGCTAGAGGTCCACCAACAGGCTCAACTAATAGAGGGTCGATGAAATTATATTTCCACGGAATTTCCGCCTTTTGGAATTTTGCATCATTCTTATCCACTCTTATCTCAGCGGAACCTACGGACTTCTGCATGTCTAGTCGTTTTGACTTATTCATCTTAGCAGTGAACATTCGAACCGGGACATTCGCTTCTCTGAAGAGAAGATGCCCTAAACGCTCAGAAACAAACTTCCCGCTTACTTCATTGAACCAGTCGTTATAGAAGCGTTCAATACGGGGATTAGGATGAACTATTCTGATGCCTTGACATGCAAAATCTCCCATTAGGTCAATTGCATTATGAATTATCCCTATACGACGATAGACAAAGCGTGAGTACGCCATAATGTCCTTTGGTTTTATAGGTGCTGCTTGACCAGGACGAAACCAATCGAAATCTACGTTTCTCAACCCTGGACGACCATCAGTATTTGAGGTTACACCTGAAAAGTCTCTACGATAATTAGCAACACTATAAGATGCCTCTTCTAAAGCTGAAGCATATGTATCAAAGGCTTTTTCTTGCGTAGCCTCGTTAGCCCAGCTTACTAGAGCTGGTCCTTGACCATCGACACCATCTCTGGCTCGACTCTTGGGATATTTATTAGCTTCTTTACTCATGACGCCCCTGCTAAAGAAAGAATGGGATTGCAATACCTATTATTAGTACACCAATACCTATTGGCCTCTACGTATTACCCCAACAGAGGCAGGAGAATAACTGGCCCATTCTTGAGATGCAGCATACATAGGCTTATTCTTGTCTATAGGCCCTGATCTTGCTTGAGCTACACGTCCGACACCCACATAAGCAGGAGGGGTAATCTCTCGCTGAATAGATCGTGCTACCATATTTGCCATAACAAGAGCACTATAGCGATCCTTCCGCATACTCCCCTTCTTGCCAGTATTCAGCTTTATTTCTGGAGTGCTGAACTTCTCGCGACCGGATGCGGTACGACTAACTGTGATAGTGGAAAGTTCTGTTTTAAGCTCCTCAACCTCAAGAACAACATCCTCCAAAGTGTCATAAAGTTTCA